GGTCCTCTTTCCAATATAGTTACAAAACAACGTTGGGGTGCCCATAGTCGAAATGTGTCTCTTGATTTTGCAGAAATGTCTGCACAGGCCTATGAGGGACTAATTGATTCTCCTCGTTTTCATATTTTCCAAGAAAAATTAGATTTAGCTAATGAGTTCAGAGTAGTTACTCTTGGGAATAAACCCATTTATTCTGCTTATCGTTGGGGTTCTCCATTTTTCCAAAAGGTTATTAATACTATTGGAAACTACCTACCAGCGGTAAAGCAATGGGCTAAAGAATCCCATTTCTTAGAAAGTGCAATTCCCATAGAAGACAGTGCTCTCAGAGGTAGAGTAGAGGCTTTTGCAACTCGTGCAGCGAGTGCTCTTCCATATAAATTTGGAGCTTTTGATATTGGTCTCACCAGAAGTGGTGAATTAAGTTTAATCGAAGCTCAACGTTATTTTGGAACTATCAAGAATCCTCTTGTTACTGAACGTGTTTTTGAAGCATTAACTGGCAAAACATCGAAGTTGGGAAAAGGAGCGATAGTTGGAGCGGCAGTCCTGGGGGCAGGTATTGCCTATGGTATATCTAACTTATTTTCTGGTAAAGATGATAACTATAATACTATTGAGGGCTTATCTCATAAAGGAATCGCCCAACATAAACGTAAACAACTGACAGATTTTGGTTCTGGATATGATAGAGCAAAGGCTCTTGCTAAGATGGCTGTAGCCAGAAGATTTGGTAACTGGGTTATTGGAGGAACGGTAGAACAAACTGCTCGCGCTGGTCGACGTGGACTTTTTGCTAGAGTTTCTGGATTTTTTAGAGAAAATAAGATATCAGTTTTACAACCTGGGTTTACTAGCATAGAGGCAAGTAAAGACATTTTAGAAAATACTGCTTTTTCTCAACTACGTACAGAACTTACAGGAACAGGGAAAGCACGTATTGCACCAGTAGTTGGAATTCATAAACAAGGTATTCGAGAGATGATATCCTCTACTCTCGGTCGTCCTTTAACTACGCTAGAAAGAGAAAAGCTTGCGGTACCCTTTACTGTTTTTCATGAAACAGGGGAGGCTCAAAGTTTATTAAAAATTACTCAAAGAGAAGGAGTTTTTACTGAGCAGGCAGTAGGAAAAATTAGTTCCCGAGAAAGTATGATTACTGCTACTACTACAAGAGGAAAAGTTGCAGGACATCAAGGTTTTCTTCCAATTTTTAATGAGGGATATGCAGCGGCTCTTCATAGTAATGAAATGTTCACAATGGCTAAAAGCTATAGACTAGCTGAAGCTACTCGTGCAGTTGAAAATGCTTCTACTATTACACAGTTAAAAGAATCGGTTAACTATTTGAAAAAGACAGAACAGATATATGGAAATATAGAAAAGAAACTTATTCCAAGAATTGATGCAGTTCGTATTCCAAAACAAGGTGCCGCTATTAATCCTCTTGCTGGCGCTCTTCATCCTGGTGATCGGGGTATGGCTACACAAATTATTAGAGAAAAGACACCCTTTGGTTCTAAATTAGATAGAGTAAAAGTTTTTGCAGAAATGGCAGGTATGACTTTTGAAAAATTTACACAAAGTCCCAAATTTCTTTCACTTTTATCTGGATCTAAAGTTGTTAGAGAACTTGGTGCAGGTTCTTTTGGTAAAGCCTTTCTGAGAGAAACATCTATTGGTGGAGAGGCTTTTCAATTTGTTGAAAAAGTAGCACATGGAAAAGGTACTTTAAAAACTGCAGCAGAAACTGCCTTGGCTGGCGAGGCTGAAACTTTACAAAAATTAGCCGGGACTCCAGCGGCTCCATCTTTTTATGGATATGAAGCCAAAGGGAAAAGTTTTTTCTCTCGTTTGTTTGGAAAAAAACGATCCTCTCTTTATATGGAATATATTCCTGGAGAAGGGGCTGACAAAATATTTAAAAATAATCCTCTTGGAGATTCTTTACCTTTATCAGAAGAAGGTTCAAGAATGATAAAGGAAACAATAGCAACTGCCGCTGGAAGAGGAATCAAACATGCTGATATCGCTGGTAGAAATGTTATTTACAATTCACAGTCAAAAGAAGCTTTTTTAATTGACTGGGGCCTCATAGAAAGGGCAGCACCTACTCCAGAATGGACAACTCAAGCTATTAAAGAAAGTATGAAAGAAATGAAAAATTTAACCGCATTCACTGGAACGGCAAGTAGAGCTTCAGCTAAATTGACCAAATCAGCACAAGACCTTAGAATAGTTCAAGAAGAAGTGTGGAAAGGTGCTCATAGTGCCGGTAAACAACATGGTAGATTTGGAGTACATTCGGTTCGTCAGCAGTCTAAACATGGAGGATAATATCTAATGGCACTCACTAGTATGTGGAAAGGTTCAGGTGAGGCAGGTTTATCTTTAGGGAAATTTCTGTTTGGTGGTAGTGTCCGACGTATTGGTGCCGGTGCAACTATTGGTGGTATAGTTGGCGGTATTAGAAATGAAGATAATTCCTCAACAGGTATGTTTCGTAGTATCGCTAGCGGTGCACTTGCTGGTGCAGGTATTGGCGCCCTAACTACACGTACTTCTCTTGATGTTGCAAAAGCGGCTGGGAAAAGAATTGCTAGTCAAGGTACCGCAGAATGGAGTTATCGAGCAGCAAAGGGAATCGGTCGTCACGGGTTCTCTGCTGCTGGAAAAGTCGGTCGTTTTGCTTGGAATCATCCATATGCAACCACTGCTCTCGCAGGCGCGGGAATTGGAACTGTTGCCTTCGTGGGATCGGGTGTAGATAATAGTAGAATGAGTACCAATTCAATGTCTAGAATCGCCCAACAATCAGGTATCTCGTCTTCTGGATTTGAACCTGGAATGGGTGCAAGTGCTCGACAAGAAGAAAGACAAATGTTTATGGATAGTACCTTTGGTTTGACACAAGGTTTGCACAGAGGTAGACACTAGGAGAATGTAAATGATAGGTCCACAGGAAACTTGGGGTCCGAACTTAGCTGGTACTGGTTGGAATACTGGTTCTAATCGAGTTTGGGGATCTCTGCATCATCGTGTTCCTGGAATGGCTAGAGTGGGTAGTTCTGTGCGTTCCTATGCAGGAACCGCGATGCACCAAGAAGCTATGAAATTTACCAAAGAGTCCTTTGGTATTGGAAAGGGACTAAGTCCACTTGGCAAATGGATGGGTCGCGGATTCGTCGGATTGTCTGCTATCCAAGGATATCACGATGCCAAGAAGCAGGGCAAGAGTGGTGCTTGGGGTGCAACCAAAGGTGTTGCTCAATACGCCGCAATGAACTATGGATTTAAAGTAGCTACCAGGGCTCTTGGACTAGGTAGTACTGCTGGAGCTATTACTGCTGGTGTGGCTGTTGCGGGTTTAGCTCAAGTTGGAATGTTGACTCATATGGCTCAATCTGCTCAAGGTGGTGGATTAGGTCAGTTCTTAGCACGTCCTGCGGTCTACCAACATATGCGACAACGTGCTATGCTAGAGATGGGTCGTCCTGCCGTAGATCAGTTTGGGACTGCTGCAACAATGAGGCAAAGAAGTTTGGCAGCTATTCAAGATTCTAAATTAAATGGTAGAGTTGCTCTTGGAAATGAGGCGACTCTTCTCTATCGTCCATATTTTAGGTAGGAGGGATTATAATGGTACGGGCACGGCCACCATCTCATTTAATTGGCGGGGGATTTAGTTGGGTTGCTGATAAACTATTACTTGCTGGCGCAGCTAGGTCTGGATCTACTTTAGGTTCCATATTCGGTCGAACAGGCGTTGCTGCTGCTGGTGCTGCGACAATGAATCCTTATGCTAGAAGTGCTGCTTTAGGTGCTGGTGTTGGTGGAATGTATGGTGCCTTCTCAGATAATACAAGTATACTTGGTGGTGCTACTACTGGAGCGGCACTTGGATATGGTGGAAGGGTAGGTTGGCAAGCTGGTGGAATTGCTAGAAGGATGGGTGGCCTTACTAGTGGTAAGGCTTGGACCGCCATGGGAAAATATACTAAAGGACATATTGATAACACTCTTACTCGTGCATATAATCCGATTAGAAATCTCAAAGGATATGTCCCAAGAATAGCCCCGACTGGATAAGGTGTATGTCAATAAATCTCAATCAATGTTCTGGTATCTGTCACAATTGTATTAAAGGCTATATAGGTAAACACAGAATTCAAAGGGGTCAGAATAAGACCTTTGAAGTCGAGTGTGATGGGATTCCTCTAAAGTATATACCAGATAGTATTCTTGCTTCTCTTGGTGGAGACACCTCCTCAATTACCGCAATGTTAAATCCAGTAACTTGGGCCAACAAGTATCTAGATTGGCATTGTATCGATCCTGATGGAGAAATTTGGAAACGAAAAACGGCCGAAGGTACTCTTCCTTCTGAATCTAGACCATATGATCCCGTTTTAGCAAAACAGGGAAAGTCTATTTTTCATCGTCCATATCAAGCCGAAATGTTAACCTGTTCAAGTCGAAGAAAGATCTTTAGAATAGGACGACAGGCAGGCAAGACGGAGGTGCTGTGTATTGCTATTTTGTATGCTTTGTGGACAAAAGAGAAATTTAAAATTGTTCTAATTGCTCCATATCAGTCCCAAATAGAAATGATTTTTAAAAGATTGTCAGATTCAATTCAGGGCAATCCCATGTTAAATAACTCTATTGCCCACAGTGTAAAGGCTCCTAGTTACAGGATAGAGTTAAATAATGGAAGTCAAATTGTAGGATTTACAGCAGGTACTCGATCAGGACAAGATGCTGGGGCTGCTCGTGGTCAACCAGCAAACATGTTAGTTTTTGATGAGGCAGATTATCTTTCTCCAAATGATATTGGAGCTACTCTTGCTACAATTGTTAACTCTCCAACTGCTACTGTATGGATGTCATCAACACCCACTGGTCGTCGTGAGAAATTTTATGAAACCTGTCACAATCCGCTCTATAAGGAATTCTATTTTCCTTCTCAAGTAAACCCAAACTGGGGAGAATCTGAAGAAAAATATTACAGATCAGAATATACGGAAGAACAATATCGTCATGAAATTCTTGCTGAATTTGGTGAGCAGGAAGAAGGGGTCTACCAAGTTAAGTATGTTGAGGCAGCCCAAGCAAACTATACCTACGAACAAATGAAACCGATTCGTTCTTGGACCTATATGGTAGGTGTAGACTGGAACGATGTTAAAATAGGTACAACTATAGCAGTAGTGGGATACAATCCTCAAGATAGTAAATTTAGAATAGTGGATAAGTATACTATTTCTAAGGGGGAACGTACTCAATTAAGTGCTTGTAATAAAATAGCCGAGATTAATAGACTATGGTTTCCAGAATATATTTATGTAGATGAAGGTTTTGGAGCGACCCAGGTCGAGGTTCTTCATGAATTTGGGGCTCGTGCAGTTCAATCTCAGGGAGCCAATTCTCCAGATGCTAGATTGCGACAAATTGTAAAGGCTTATGGTTTTGGTAGAAGTATAGAAATTCATGATCTTTTTACTAAACAAATTATAAAAAAACCAGCTAAACCTTTCTTAGTAGAAAACTCTGTTCGTAGATTTGAAAGTTTGCAGATTCAATATCCTAAATCTGATAAACATTATACGGAACAGTTACTTGGTTATACTATCCAGCGTGTTTCAATGACAGGTGCTCCAGTTTATCAAGCTAGCGAACGAGCGGGAGATCACTTCCTGGATGCAGTAAATCTTGCCCTTGTGGCTTTCATATTGGAAAAAACTGCTTATGGTAAACCTACTTATAGTTGCGAAATTGCTATAGCTGGGAAATTTGGTGATCCAGAGGGACCTAGTTTAAAAAATGATGTTGCAGAAAGAGTTTCTAAAAACCACTCTTTAAATAGAACTAGTTTTATAAGAGGAGAAGAAAACATTATTTCATCTGCCTCTCAGTTGCCAGCTAACAATACTAATAAAACACAGGTTCTTCCTTTGTGGTCTTGGCCAGGATGGTCTAGAGATTTACCAGCACCACAATCAAAGAGTCACAATAATCGTACTAGACAATTTCGCCCCCGCCGTGTTAAGTTCTAATTGGAGATTATTATGGGCTTAGGATTATATCGTCAACCAGATATCAATACTACTTTTAGTGAAACTTCGCCCTTTACTGTCACATTAGATGGCAAGGTTGGTGGATCTATAGAGAAATGTATTTATCTTAGAAATAACGATACTACTAAATGGTATAGTTCTATCCAAGTATCCCTTGTGGACGATTCGGGTAATGATATTACTAATGGGACACGTTCCGGTTGGGAATGGAAATTAAAAGAAAGTAATTTACTTCCAATGGTAGACGAGTGGGATGAGGTTGCTCCCGGCAATACTATCTCTTTGGGTTCTGATTTGGGATCTTCTACAAAAGCTGACACAGTAACTTTTTTATCTATTTGGGTTAAAATAATGATTCCTGGCAATCAGAGAATACAGGTTATCGATAATGTGGTATTTAATATTACTGCTACGGAGTCTCTAATTTAAATGGCTAAGAAATCTAATGATATAAGTTTTGAACAGGATGATTTTATCCTTAACTATAGACCTCAAATCTCTTTTATTGAACCTGCTCAGGAAACTAGTGACTTTATTCCAGAGCCAGAAGAAATTCTAACAGATGACATTAAAAATCAGACAGATGAACTTGTTGCTGGACTGCACACAGCAAATGCATTAGTGAAAGCAACACAACAAAGAATTGATAATAGAGTTCAATCTCTTGGTGGTGTAGTTGTTAAATTAGACCCAATAAAAGACCATACCATAATAGCCGCTATGAAACGGCGTTTTCCCAACAAGGAAGACCCAACACAAATTACATATGATGATTATAAATCTGTTTTGGGGTGTGTGCGAGACAATGCTATCTCTCCTCCCAGTATATCGGTAGAAGATATCCGTGATGCCGCGCAAGATCCATATAGAATGGATTTTGGTAGTTTGGCAACATCTTCTGCAATGGAAACAATCACTCCAATTGATTTGGAAGAATATCAAAAAAATGCAGTGTTAGCGATTTTTTCTATGATGTTACCTTTGTTAAAGAATCTTTTAAATCCTTTTTAGGATTAAAATATGAATAAGAATGTTAAGCCAAAATTTGATTATTCCAATATTGATATTAATAATATCGATCCTGATAAGTTAAGTATTGGTGCCCCTCTTCAGGATTGTTCTGTTATAGCCAATGCTTTTGAGCGTGGTGCTCATGTCATTCCTACTGAGGCTGCCATATTTGCCACCATCTCTAGAACTCTACAGAATCATCAACAATTAACTAATTCTCTTATTACAAGTATGTCTTCCTATTCAGTTACGCCAGTGACAACTGCCACTAGTCAGGCTGCTGCTTTTGGTAGTCAAGTTGATAGTGGTGTTGCTGCGACCACAGATAGTGGTGCTCAGGCGTTTACTCTTGGAATACAAAAATCTGTTTTGAGTGAAGGCGCAGGAAAAAAACTATTGGATACACTTCGTAATTGTATTCCATGTGATATAAGATTAATGGCGTTACTGGAACTACATCCAAATTTAGATCTTTTGGGTGGTTTAAATAAATATTTAAAAGATTTACTATCTACACTCGATTTAACCATAGATTTACTCAATAATACCGATTCTTTTGGTGATTTGTGTTCTCTTCTCAATAGTTTATCTTTTATGTGTGTTCCAGACCTACAGAGAATTATTGCCACTCTAATGTCCTTGTTTATGTTGGATGCAATTCAGTTAGATGATCTCATGGGTCTTTTACAGGGACTTATCGCGCCAATGTTCGCGCCCATTCTATTTACAATAACATCTCTTTTGGACCAGTTTGTAGCTCTTGTTACCAATCCTCTAACGTGTGTATTTAATTCAATTAACGTTCAATTGATAACTAGAGGTGCGGGAATTCCTGCATATTCAACCAACAGTGGACCTCCTAGTCAACAGCAATTAAATAGTTCACTAAGTCAATTAGCCTCCCAATTGCAGGAGGCTACTTCTAGGATTCAGGGTAAATTAGACTTTTATGTAAAACAAGTTAAGGCATTAACAGGAGAAATGGGTAGTAATGATACGGCCTATCTTCGTTCAAAAATGAAATTATTACAGATAGTTCGTATGATTGTTTTTATTAAGGCTATTATTACCGCAATGATGAAAGGTCACGCTGCGTGTTCTGATTCTGGGAAATCTCCAGAACTATCAGAACTTGATAATTTCTTCCAAAATTTCTTGTCTCCCAATAGTCCATTTGATATTTGGATAGATGACAATAGTCAAATACACTTGGATGAGAAAATCCCAAATAGAGACAAGGTCTTGCCTGATGGCCAAAATGTGATTCAATTTGAGGGGAAACCTTTAATAGACCCGACATTAGTACCAACAGTAGAAAAGATAATTTCTGGTCTTTCTCAATCTGTTCGCACAGTATCTCCATGCAAACTTGAAGCAAGTGTGGAGGATATGGAAAAGGTTAATCAAGGCATTAAGGAACTTAACCAACTATGAAGTTATTTGGATTTGAAATAAAACGGCAGGTTGATGATGCAGAAATTACCATTCGTTCGGTAAAACCATCAACTATGCCAATTTCCAAGGTTCCTGAAATTAAAATTGCTACATTAAACTATGCTCAGCAATTTGCTGTTGCTCGTAGTCAGTTCCTAGATCCTGAATTTGATTTGGCAGAAGTTGGTAAAGTTCAAGATACAGAGTCCTATGTCCGTAGGTCCTTCGAAAAGAAAGAAGGACTCATGTTTAAGGAGGGTCTTGGGCTACGTGGTAGAAATAAGGATACTCTACGTTATGTAAAAACCCGCATGGCTCAAATTGCTAGAGCTTCCAATATTCCCACAATCTCCCTACTTAAGCGTACTGCGGAAAGTTTAATCCGGGTTTCTAATGCATACCTAGTTAAAGCTAGAGATATTGAAGCTTCTGGAGGAAAAGAAAGAGTAACCGCTAAAGGAAAAAAATTAAAACCTATTGCAGGTTACTTTCCCGCGGCGCCCGAAACCATGTCTGTGGAGATAGATCCCGATACAGGTAGAATTGTTAAGTGGCGACAATCACTTCCTAATGGAAGAACTAAAGAATTTCCTCCTGATGACGTTATTCACTTTCATATTGCCCGTAGAGAAGGTTTCCTCTTTGGTATCCCAACAACAGTTCCAGTACTGGACGATATCCGCGCCCTACGTCAAATAGAAGAAAATGTTGAACTTCTTCTTTATCAGCACCTATTCCCTCTCTATCATTATAAGGTTGGTACAGAAACCGCTCCTGCTGGCAAAAATGAATTAGGTGTAAACGAAGTAGACCTTGTTAAGGAAGAAATTCGTTTCATGCCTGCTGAAGGTGCTCTAGTTACTCCAGAGCGTCATGAAATTAAGGCTATTGGGGCAGAAGGTAGAGCCCTCAATGCCGAAGCCTACATTCAGCATTTTAAAAAACGTGTTCTTGCTGGTTTGGGTGTTTCTGAAGTAGATATGGGTGAAGGGAGTACGGTTAATCGTGCAACTGCCACAACTCTATCTCGTGCTCTTATTGACTCTGTTAAGGCTATCCAAGACAGTCTAGAGGCTCAATGGGATCATGCTGTTATCGCTGAACTGCTTCTAGAATCTACCTTTGGGGAAGATGTCCTAGAGGAAGACAATATGGTTCATTTGAAGTTCCATGAAATTGACATACAAAACAAAATGGAACAAGAAAAACATGCGACAGAAGTATTTAAAGCCAATGGTTATACATGGGATGAATATCGTAGCGAACTTGGATTAGAACCGATTCCAGTACCAGAAGATCCTGAAGATCAGGATCCTAGTAAATATCCAGAATGGCACAATACCTATTGGAAGTTATTTGGAGAACCAGAGTCTCTTATTAAGGCAGTAGATGAACCCTATAGTGCCGCTTCACAAGCTGCCGCCGCATCTCGATCCTCGGGTGTAACGAATCAGCAAATTCAAACCGCCCAAAAAACTAAAGAAACAACTGCTCAAAAAGAAGCAGAAGCTGACAAACAGACCAAAGTTGCGGTAGCAAGAGTTAGTCGAAGGCAACGACAAGATTCCTATATGTCTGAAACTTTTAGAGAGTTGGAAGCTGACACTATTCAGCGTGTTGAATTAGGTCTTCAGTCCACAGGTAACGTCAATTTTGAATACCTAATATCTCATGCTCGCACCTGGGCTACAGATGCCACTAGCAAACTCTATAGTTTAGCTATGATAGAATTTATTCGTGGATTTAACGATCACACTGGCCGGCGAAGTTATGAGGCCGAAACCTTAATCGCTCTTGGCAGAGATAGAATTAGAAATCGTGTAAGTAATTATACAGAAAGACTTGCGATTCAAACTATAAAACTTTTTAAACAACGAATGAATAATAATACTAATGCAAACACTATGGAAGTTTTGCGTAATGCGTTCGATTCCACACGCTATCGAACTGATATGATATGGCCGACCGAATTATCGAAGGCTTACAATTATGGTCATCTGTTAGGAACTAGACTATTAGATGAGGTTGGCCTAGAACTAATATCTCATCCAGAAGGTTGCGAAGCTTGTCAGGCTGCTAATGGTAGAATTATTTCCTCTACTAACGCTGATATGAATGATGTACCCCCTCTTCATTCGAGTAGTCGTATGAAATTTAGAACTATTTATAGGAATAATCCTAACTAGATGATGAAATTTTAAAAAAGGATGTTAAAATAGGAATTCATAAAGAGGTAAAATAAGAATGGCTAATTACGTTCGTTTTTGGGATTCCGTAAATATCGTACCTCTTGAGGACGGTAAAGACGATAAGGTTATTAAGGATCTATATCCCAATACGGGGCTGAGCGCGCAAACCGCCCCCCTGAGGGTTCGCATTGCCGCTACTCATGCTGGTAGAATTACTCGCAATAATGGTCTCTATCTCCCCCACAAGATGAGAGATGCGGTACCTTCTTGGACTACACCATTTCCTAAACCAGTACAGGTTCATCACGATAATGATCAGGCTCCCATTGGTCGTGTTGTTGCTGCTAGATATGTTGACTTGTCTCAGGGTGTTAGAACCCTACTTGCAACACAAAATGGTTTAAAAGATGACGTTAATTCCCTGGAATGGTTAGACAAATTAGTTGAAGGTAGTCTTTCAAAAGACGAACTTATTAATACTGTGTGTGATCATATTTTAACAGATGCTCATTTTACCGAAGATCCCAACTACGAAGGTTTGGGATATATCGAATTAATTGCTGATATTGCGGATCCAGATGCTAAACAAAAAATTCTGGATAAAAGATATCTTACTGGTTCCACTGGTTCCACTACCAATAGTGCTGTTTGTTCAAAATGTAAACAAGATTGGGCTGAGGCAGGAAGGTGCGATCACGAGCCTGGAAAGATGTATGATGGCATAAAAATGGTTCTAATAGCTGGTGATCTTTTATATGACGAGTTTTCTCTTGTCAATAAACCAGCCGATCCCAAATCAATGATTATTGAAATTAGTGTTAACGGAATCACAGATTCTGTTATAATTAATTCTCAGGAGGAACGAAAAATGTTATTTAAAGAAGCCTTCTCATTAGTATCAGGAAATGAGAAATATAGTGTATTGGATAAACTTGAGGACAAGGTTAAGACTATTATAGATAGCAACCAAGACCTCACAGAAGAAAAACTTTTCGAATTCCTTGATCTCCAACTACCTTCTCCTGCGGTTGTTCCGGAACCAGTAGTTATTCCAGTTGCCGACGCTGTAGTTGTAGATCCCAATGATCCCAAAGTTATCCTGGGAGATGAGTATACAAGTATTGTTGGTGACGATTCTTGGGGTGTTGAATATGCCAAGATGGTTGCTGAATGTATTAGTGGTCAACTCAAGAATGAGGATGGCTCTTCGCTAGAAGCTATTAAGGACGCAAAACTTTCTGCTGAACAGCGTAAAAAGATGTCAAGTTCGACATTCTGTGGTCCTGACCGAAGTTATCCAGTTAATGACTGTAATCATGCCAAGTCAGCGATGGCATATGCAAAGAAAAATAATGCTGGATCAACGGTTGTAGCCTGTATCAAACGTAAGGCTGCGCGACTGGGTTGCCCATTTAGTACCGAAAAGAAGTCCGATAGTGTTCAGGATTTGGGACAATTTATTCCTGACTACTTTGATTCGCTTTCTGATGATGAACTAGTTCAAATGAATATGGGCCTTCATACCTCTCTCAAAGAGAGAGATTTGCAGTGTAATTGTGATTCTGTTGTAAATGAAAAGAAAATTTCTGAACTACAAAATCTTTATCAAACAAAAGAAAAAGAATTAAAAGAAATATCAGATAAACAAGTTAGTGAACTAAAGAATAGTCTAGTAGAAAAAGAGAAACGTCTAGAGTCGTCTCGTAATGAAAATAAGTATCTTCAGAGTGACATAGATAACATCATGGATTCACTAGCTTCTGCGACACTAGAAGTGCGCGCCGCAAATCTTGCTCATCTTGTGGACCTCACTCTTCTCAACGGTGTAAAGAAAACTAGAGAAGAAGTTTCACTAGAATTAAAAGATAAAGGACTCGCTGAAGTCAAGACAGTACTAGATGAGTTAACTCATAAGGTTGACATTCAAAAAATTAGCGATACTCTTAGTTCTGGGCTTACTAACAGAAATCCAACAACTACAGTAGTAGACCCAACGGTTCTAGTAGATAATTCAAAAAAGAAAACAGTAGAAGGTTTACTACAACTTAACGAAAATCAAAGACTGAAGGCTTTGCAGATACGAACTAATTATGGACCAGCAGCAGAGGAAAAATTCATACAAGACTCACTTGCTGTTCTAAATAGTAACTCTGAAAAGGAATAACCTCAGGGAGGATACGAATAAAATGAGTTTCAATACTTTAAACCAGTACAGCGCGTCTCATAAAGTTTATGACAAAGTCGGTAACATAATTCCCGACATTTGCCATTCCGAAGGCGTTAGCCCTGCCGGGGAATTCAAACCCGCTCCTTGGCTACCAGTGCAGTTTAAGGACAAACACTTTGAGAACTGGATGGTAGTTCTTCCAGGTAAACTCATTGCCCTAGATCCTGATGGCTGTGTAATGCCTGCTTCTTATGGCGCGTCAACTACACCAGATGTCACCTATACTCAGAATGATGTAGATGCTGGTGTCATCGATGTTGCGACTGGTGTTCCTGTCACTGCGGCCAAGACTGTCAACCTCGAATACCTCACTGGTGTTCGTCAGGCTGGTTGGACAGCGGCTAACGCTGGCTATGATCATACTTCCGGGTTTATGGGTCGTTATGGTGTAGCGTGGCCAGGAGCTAATAGTTCTACTGTAAGTCTCATTTATCCAATTGGTGTTGCTCCCTATGCATACCTGCAATGGTGTGGTGGGGACGGCTTCAATCCAACTGAGTACTACCAATATAACTACAATATGCAGCATCAAGTTGCGCCTCTTTGTGACTATGTAGTCAAACTTCCATTGATTCCATGTCCATCAGGTTCTGAAACTGTTGATGGTACCGTTACTAGTTCAAATCTGATCTTTGGTACTCAGGCAACTTTTACCAAGGCTTATGCGATTACCAATGCGACGGGACGTTACAATGCTACCACTGGTGTTGTTCCTCTCCTATCTACTCATACGGTCATTGCTCTAGCTCTTGATAATTATCCTGTAGCTCAGAATACTGCTCGCACTAGAATTTCATTAACTGCTACTGCTGGAGATGTGTCTAGTATTCTAGTTACTGAAAAAACTGCTCTAGCTGCCGTAACTCAAGCTGGAGATTATTTCGTTGACTATCCGGTTGGCGTAATCTTTATTTATAGTTCGGATAGTGCGACTGTTCCTGCGGCACTAGTCGCGGCTACTACTCCTGTTCTTGTTTATTACCATCTTGATGATGCGGCTACAGTTCTCAGTAAGTTCGCGTGTGTTCTTGCGGACACCACGAACCTCAAGGCTGGCGATTTCCTGAAGTGTAGTAGCTCAGGAAGTAACTGGGTTCTTGCTGATCCTACTAGTGATAACTTCGCTACAATTATGGGTCAAATCGTTGGATTTGAAGTTCATCCCCGAGACCTATTGCAACATGTTCATACTGCTTACATGCCCGCTCTAGCCACAGATTCTTCAGGCTCAATGGCTAATGGTGTCGCAGGTTCTGCTAGTCTTAACCTTGGTCAGATGGATCAAATGCCCGGTTCAGCTACGGGTGGCGTCCCAGATATTCTTTCTTATGCTGGTGCGGCTGATACTTTGGTCCTAATTAACATGGTTAGTCGTTAATTAACTAATTAATGTATATATATGAATCCTTAGGGAGGAAGACTTAAATGGAATTCAAATTAGAAGATCACCAAACTGTGGAAGAGTTCCGCTGGATCTGGGACCATAGTGGTCGCGTCGGCAATGAAAAGCAGATTGAGTTAAAGGATGCCCTCGCGGTACCTAATGCTCCCGTGCTTTTCCCCAAAGTTATTCAAAATATTGTAAGAGAAGCTATTGAGCCTCTCTTGGTTGGCACTAGTCTACTCCAACGTATTAATTATAGTGGCTATGGTCAGACTATTACCTTCGGTAGTACGGGTGCTATTTATGCCGCCGATATTCCCGAGGAAGGTGAATACCCAGAACGTTCCCTCCAGGTTGGTCCTGGTACGGTAACTGCGAGCATCGGTAAAAGCGGTGTCGCGGTAAAGATTACTGAGGAAATGGTTCGTTACAGCCAGTATGATGTAATTGGTATGCATCTACGTGCTGCTGGTCGCGCGCTTGCTCGTCATAAAGAAGAGAAAGTCTTCAAGATGATCCGTAAGCTTGGTGCCACTGCTTTTGATAACCTTCAACCCGGCAAGGCGATCTTTGGTGTCTGTACGGGTCGTGATATGCAGGGCAATCCCAATGGTGCAGTTACCATGGACGATGTTTTCGATGCTTGGGCGCAGGTAATGGCTCAGGGATTCATGGCCAACACCTTACTAATGCACCCACTTACTTGGACAATGTTTATTAAAGATGCTCAACTTCGAGCGTTTGTTCAAGCTAATGGCGGTGGCACTATGTTTGCCAATTGGACAGGTAGTGCTCAACCTAAGTTCTGGCAAGGTGGTACTAATGGTCCAAGTTCAGGTATGAATGTTCTGCCTGGTCAGACTAGTGGTGGAGTTACTGCCCCACACGGTTTAACTCCAACTCCGCTCCTAGAATATCCCCAGGATATTAATTCGGCTCCACAACTACCGAATTACCTTGGTACTCCACTTCGTATCATAGTTAGTCCATTTGTTAACTACGATCCACGACGTAAACTAACTGATATCTTCATGTTCGATAGTAATGAACTTGGAGTACTAGTTGTTGATGAAGAAGTTACGGTAGAGGAATTTGACGATCCTTCTCGTGACCTTCGTAAACTTAAACTTCGCGAACGTTATGGAATGCAAATGCTCAATGAGGGTCAGGGTTGCGTTTCCCTCAAGAATGTACACGTAGTCGCGAATGAGATTGTACTTCCTGCCCAGACCATGATTGATGTTTCAGGTAGTAGGCTTGCTAAGATAGCGCCTGATGCTTCTCTCTCACTCTAGTAGTTAAATTCTAGACAACGGACCCTGTGGGATCGCTTCTCACAGGGTCTTTTTTTGTTCTTTCCTCTAGTATTCTCCAAGCAGCAATAGTATAATGGTTGCAGGAGGTTGAGATGCAAGTTAGATTAGCTAATGGTATTACAATGTGGTTTCTTGGAGATCCCAAAAATCTTCTTATTAATCTGAACTTTGTTAACCGTGGACCTGTTGAAGTAGATTTTATAAAACTTTCTGATACAGATCAAAATAGAATTATTAATGCAATACATTCTGGACAATTAGAGAGTGATATAACTGTCGAAGATTTAATTGCCCTCAAAGATAAACCAACATTAACAGTTTATCATGAAACATCGATAATAGACGAACCTACAACAATGACTGTTTCTGCTGGTTCTCCTACGGTCATAAATTCAATGGAATTTCTCAAAAACACAGCAGAGCAGAGAAAAATAGAAAAATGCCAGTTTATTCTTAAGGGTAGTGTGAGAAGTATTAAAGTAGCAGTTAGTGAAGCAAATGATATTGCACTTACAAAATTCCTTATTAAAATGGAGGAAATTAACAAATCACGCAAAAGTGTTCTAACATTCCTGAGAGAGAAACTGAGAACTCTGGAAATTGCTGTTATTAAATTTTCTGAAAAAGAAAAAGAAAAAGTTGAAAAACAGACAGAAGCATACAATGTGATAGAATCAGACGAGAAGGTTGTGACCTTATCTCCTGAGGAATTAATTCAAGCGGGATATTAAATATAATAATTGGTGGTGAATTTTTAACAATGAGTGAACTTATCTCCAATATTGTTGATCTTGTCCACCCAACCGTTTCGGGTCAGGGGATAATTTGCACAGATAAAGTATGGGTTCTTTTTGATAGAGAAATTGATGAAAATTCTTTATCAAATGGAAATCTTTTTATCACTGGTCCCGATTTTGATACTTGGTCTGGTCCTGATCTTCAAATGTTCCTGGATGCTCCTAGTCTTGGTACCGAAGATGAGATTCTTCAATCTCCCGGTTATCACGGAATGGTGCAGGGAACTTTTGAATTTGAACGTATTTCGCTTACAACTCTAGACGAAGTAGAGACACTAGATATAGTAGGTTCAGGGCATCTATTTCGCACTAAAGTTATTTTTACCCCAGACAATAGATTTCAAGCTGATACTGAATATACAGTTTATCTGTCTGGAGATGAAGACGCAACTGATGATTATCAAACTGGACTCACCAGTCGCACCATATTCGATCCAATTAGCGCCGGTACGAATACTAGTATATCGGAACCAGAATTTACTGGTAGTTATAATGGACTAGTTCAATCTGATACTCTTCGTTTAGATATCACGACTTCGGGTCAAGCTGATAGTGCTCGATTTACCTTCCAGTTAACTAGTGATGGCTTAGTTCATGGTCCTTTCAGAACTAAAGAATCTCCAATTTTACTTTCTGATGGTGTGTCGGTAAGTTTTACTAATGGCATTCTTCAAGTAGGGGATTATTGGACAGTTGCTCTAAAAGTTCCAGTAACATACTCTGGTAATCTAATATGGCCATTTCAAACGGGAAGTGGCAATATCGAAGAGCTTCCCGATAGTACTTCAACGACTGTATTAGGTACCGTTGGTACAGATAGTACTGTCTCTAGTTCAACTGTTGCTACTACTTTTACTGTTTCTTCTACTGAGCCTGATGATGGTGATTCTAACTTAACTCTCCCCACTGATGCATATGACATAACTGTTAACTTTAGTAGTGATATCAATTCTGCAACAGTAGTTAGCGGAGTAGATATCTCTGTTTATTCTGAATCTGTAAATGGCGAAAGTACTATAGGTGCCGAGGGAGCTATCATTGCAAATCCAGCAGTTAGTGGATCTGAATTAACTATTACAATTCCTTCTGGTGTTTTACGTCAAAATAATCTAGTTACAGTAACTCTAGATAGCACTATTGCTGGAACTAATGGGGTTAGTTTGGAAGAAGACTATGAATTTTCATTCACAACAGTCTATAATCCCATGTATTGTACCTTACGTAGAACTAAACTCAATATAGGTGCCTACATCGAAAATATTCCAGACGATACTGTTAATATGGCTATTTTTGAAGCTTCCAGAGAAGCTGATAATCTTACTTGGGATAAAAACTATACTAGCGACGAATATTATCTATTTGTTAGAAGTCAGTGGACATGTTGTCGTGCTGCTCAAATCTTACTTATTAACGCTACAGGTGGTCATGATAGGTTAAAGAGAAAAAAATTAGCCGACCTTGAGGTTGAATATAATGTTCAATCTGGAAATACCAATATTCCCTTACAGCGTGTAGAAGATTGTCTTGCTAGGTGGGAAGGAGCTTTACAAGCTGGTGGAAGACAGGTGCAATCTCCTGGATATGTTATTAAGGGAGCATACGATCCAGACCGTCCCGCAATAGGAAGATCATGGCTACATGCAGACTCCGATGGTAGTTTTCCTGCTGCAACTGTAAAGGGCACTATTACTGGTTCTAGACGATGGGCTCGCGGTTGGTGGAGACGGTAAAAATGACTTTTAACCCATATCGACGATCAACAAGTTCAATTAATAATTACTATACCAGTGGAACTACTGGCTCAGAACCCAATATGCGGGAAGAACTCATTAGTTTTTTTGATGGAACACATCCCGAGATTCCCAAAGCAACCATTGGACTTTTACGCAAAATGCGTAGAGATACCAATGGATTAACTATTCCTTGTTCTTGTGTAGATATTGTGACTAGAGAACCCGACAAAGATAGATGGTGTCCAATTTGTTTTGGTGAAGGTTATATTTGGGATGAAATAGAGGTTCAATATTATTCTATTACTATCGGTCGTGATGTTAGTCAAGCTACTAGAGAAAAGTTAAGTATACCGGGCTTGATAAATGTACCTTTCGTAGTATTCTATATACGTTATGATGTTCCTATAACTAAGCAAGATAAAATTGTCAAGGTTGCTTTAGATTTAGAGGGAGACCCAGCAATTCCTAGAAAACGTGATAGTATATATAGAGTAGTTCATACTTGGGGATATAGGTCAGATAACGGAAAATTAGAATATTGGAAGATTTTTACGAGCGAAGAACATACTAAATACTTGGATGTTCCAACTTATGTGAGTGGATAATGAGTTCAGTTCTTCGAACAGATCTTTTAGACCCAGATTTAATAGTAAATAACCAGAAAGTTAAGATTATTGTAGACGAAGTGATGACTCATATCACAGAAAAGTCTATCCCAGATAGAACTAAGACCCCTGGAAAAGCAAAAGATATTGTTGAAGTTATGGAACTTATTAGAACAGCTATAAAGGATTATGAAGCAAGAAACCATACGATTCCAGATGCTCAAGTTGGTATAGCTTACGAGAAACCAGATAAGGCATTTGAAACAGAATTGATAACGATGGCAGTAACAAGCAGGGTCCCTGGAATGTATCAACAGGGTAGACCAAATGAAGGTAATATAAAAAATCGTAGACCATTGTTACGAGAAACTTTAGATGATCCAGATGCTCCAGGTTATAAAAGATTAGTTCTGGGTTATTTTTATGACAACATATTGAGACTTACATGTTGGGCTAAAACGAATAAACAAGCAAATGAAAGAGCCCTTTGGCTTGAAACAGTGATGGAAGAGTACGATTGGTTCTTTGTTTATAGTGGTGTAAATCGATTATTGTATGAAAGTTGGAGAACTAACGAAGTTGTTGATATAGGTAATAATAGATACTATGGCAGACCAATTGATTTCTTTGTTAGAACAGAAAAGTTAATCAATATGAGAGAGAAGACGTTAGAACAAATTATCTTTAGACTTACTGTTAGCAACGAAGTTTAATAGGGAGGCAAAATTTAATGGCATTCGAAAATTTACCTGGGATTTTTCCAAAACTTGCTGATGGTAATCTCCAGATTACTACTGTTAATGAGAATCCTGTAGTTCTCATTCTTGGAACCGCAACTAGTGGCCCTAGTGAGTCATTCTATTCAGTAGCCAGCATATCTCAGGCTGCCAAACTATTTGGTCGCGCTGATGGTACCCTGGTAAAAGGAATGTATGAAACTCGGGCAGGAGGAGCTTCAAACTTAGCCCTATGTCGTATTGGTGCTTCTCCAGCTACTCTTACTGGCGTTGGTACTGGTATCACTATCACTACAGTTGAAAAAGATAATATGGCTGGTCTTAACTATAAGATGTTTTGGGATGACGATGGCGGTCAATTAAAAATTTGGCGTGTCTCAGACGATCTCCTAGTCTATGACAATAATCCTCTCTACCCATCGGGAGCAATCGATGAAAACGAGCTTTCTGTAACTGGTACAGCTAGTGGTTCACCTGGAGATATTGGTAGCCTTGCCGTACCTGTTACTTTAGCTGCTGCGAACGGACTTTCTGGTG